GTAATGTTAAGGTGAAGACAAAGGGAATTCCTTCCAACTCAGCGGAGATAATACAGAGTCACGCACAGGCTATTGAGAGTTTTATTCACCACCATGTAGGGTATGATGAAGAAGGGAACGCAGGTAAGATGTATTTTGATAGAACATTGAATGATTGGATAAACTATCGTATAACAAAAAGGACGAAGTATGACCTCACGATTAGTTCAGGATTAGCTTTGCTTGCGAGTCAGAATTATGTGAAGCCCAAGCCACCTGCTAATACATCTAATAAGCAGTTCTTTAGGCGATTCAAATTCAACTCGTAAAACACTATCTTTGTAAAATATTATTTTTCCTTAAATGTACAGTAAGCAAGAGGGAGATAAATTCGGACTAAAATCGTTTCCAGACCCTTTGGCAGACTATGCTACAAAGTGTAGTAAGCCTTATGGACTGACGTATGCTAAGGCTATTGAAAGTCAGTGGGGGAGTATAGATGACGAGGCTTCTCTCTACAGGAGGAGATTGAAAGAGTTTGAAAGAAACAGGGACTATGCAAATGGAACACAGGACACCTCTGTATACAAGCAGATACTTACTAGTCTTGATCCCAACGCTGGTGATGGCAGTTTGCTTAATATTGATTGGAGACCTGTACCTATTGTTCCTAAATTTGTAAACATTGTAGTCAACAAGATTCTATCAAGGAAACCTTATCCTAATCTTGAGGCTATTGATCCCGTTTCACAAACACAGAAGGATGGTAAAAAGAATTATATTAAAGCTTCTATTAAGCAGAAACCTCTTCTTCAGGAAGCAAAACAGCTTGGATTGGATGTTGAGGTTGACCCAGAACAGCTTCCAGACACTCCTGAGGAAGTTGAAATCTTTATGGACAGCTTTATTAAAACTGATGCAGAAGTTGCTGCACAGTTAGCGACAGAAATGACGTTGGAGTGGAATGACTTCAACGATTCTATTTATAGAAGATGTGTAGAAGATTTGGTGAATGTTGGGCTTGCTGTCACAAAGCGTGAGAACGACCCTAATTACGGCATCACCGAGAAGTATGTAGACCCCATCAGCTTCATACATAGCTTTACGGAAGACCCTAACATGAACGACATCGTTTATTGTGGGTATGTGAGGAAGATGACAATACAGGAGCTGAAGAGGATAGCTGGTGACCAGTTCACGGAGGACGAGTACAAGAAGATTGCAATGACTGTCCGCAACAGATATGGCAACAGCTCCTCTAAGCTTGATTCACGCTACTACGACAAGAACATCCAAAGGTATTCGTATGGCTATGACGAGTACACGATAGAGGTGCTAGACTTTGAATATAAGAGTACGGACGAGGTATTCTTTGAGGATAAGGAGACACGATTTGGAAATCGTGGTTTTTACTATAAGGGGTATTCCTACAAAGAGCCTAAGAACTCTGTGTATGAACGTAAGCCAAGTGCGATGAACATCGAAACCTTGTGGGGTGGAAAGTACATCATCGGCACAGATAAGTTATTTGATTACGGTATGAAGATGAATGTGCCACGGAATGTACACGACATCTCCAAGTGCCGTTTCTCTTTTTCGTTTTCTTCTGTGAATTTACGCAGGATGATTCCTAAGTCTATGACAGGTCAGGTGATTGGTTTTGCTGATATGCTTCAGATTACGCATTTGAAGTTGCAGCAGAGCATTGCCAAAGCAAAGCCTGATGGACTCATAATTGATGTTGAGGGACTAGAGAACGTACAGTTAGGAAAGGGTGGTGAGCTTCAACCTCTTGAGATACAGGATATATATGAGCAGACGGGTGTCTTCTACTATCGTAGTAAGAATCCAGAGGGTGGATTCCAAAACCCTCCTGTTCGTGAGATAGGAAATTCTATTAGGAATATCAACGAGCTTATAGGGCTGTACAACCATTATCTTAGGATGATACGGGACAGTACGGGTATCAATGAGGTGATGGATGGAACTTCTCCAAAGGGAGAGCAGCTTGTTGGTGTTCGTCAGCAGGCTATGCAGGCTGGCAACAATGCTATTTATGGTATTGAGAATGCTTCAATGATATTGTACAAGAAGGTGTGTCAGGACATTGTCAGAGCTTTGCAAATCCTCCCGCCAAAGTCTGTTGTCTACCAAGCCTACGAGAAGGCTATCGGTAAGACGAACATGAAGGTGGTGAGTAGCTTCAGAGAACTGCCTATGTACAACTTCGGGGTACTGGTTAGCAAGGAGATGGACGATGTGGATAAGGCGTATTTGGAACAGAACATTCAGGTGAGCTTGTCTCAAAAGGAGTTGGACATTGAGGATGCCATTAACATCCGTAACCTAAAGGATGTCAATCAAGCCGAGAGACTTTTGATTGTAAGGCGAAAGAAGCGTATTAAGGCATTACAGGAGCAAGCGGCTGCAAACTCGCAGGCACAGGCACAGGCAAACGTACAGAGTATACAAGCCAAGTCCCAAGCAGATGTTCAAATGGAGCAGCTCAAGGTTCAGAACGAAGCTCAATTGGAGCAGTTAAAGGCGCAGTTGGAAGCACAGCGTATGCAGATGAGGCATGAGATGGAGAAGGAGCTGAAGGCTATGGAGCTTCAGATGGCTCAGATGAAGATGCAGCAAGATCAGCAATTCAGGGAGGGGCTTGAGATGAAAAAGGACGACAGGAAGGACGAGCGTGTTGCGAAGCAGGCTGTTGAGCAGAGCAAGCTGATTTCACAAAGACAAGGCAAAAGAGAAGAACTTTCAGAACGTGAGGAGGACATCCTCGATATACTAACTCAAGAATAAAAAAAGCAAATGGCAACATTAGCAAACCAATCACAAGCAAATTTACAGAGCTTCGGGCAGAACGGCTTCAATGTCGTCACAGGCACGGATGCACAGACAGGAGACTACTCTGCCATCACAGTGGCTGAGGAGGCTGCATTCAGCTCCATTACGGGCAACAATGTCCGCCTGAACGGAACTGCAAGCACAGACGCTCTTGACGGTGTAACACTTGCTGCTGGCACTACCATCTTCGGTAAAATCACAGGGTTCACGTTGGCTTCAGGAAAGGTGATTGCTTACTACGCAGTGTAATGGCATCAGTTAATCTGGACATATCCTCAAGGCTGGACATCACCTGTCGTAAGAACGATACGTTCTCCCTCGACCTTGACATCAAGGATGCGAGTGGGAATGCTCTTGACCTTACATCTTACACATTTAAGATGGAGGTGAGAACATCTACAGATGACGAGGGTAGTCCTGTAATTGCGTCTTCAAACATCAGTGACACAAAGGACGCTAGCGGTAATCTAAACCTCACCATCACAGCTACAAACATGAATGTGTCTGCTGGCACTTATGTCTACGATTTACAGGCTACACTAAGCGGTGTTGTCACCACTTGGTTGTACGGCACTTTCAAGGTGAATGAAGATGTAACAATAACGTAATTGTCTGTTCAGGTATCAATAGAGAATGTATCACCCGTAGAAGTATCTGTATCTGAAGAATCTGTTCCAGTTACAGTAGATTCTGCGGATACTCAGTCTATTACAATATCTGCAAAGGAAGACTTTGAGCTTACAACATCTGTAACTCAGGGTCTTTCGTTTTTAATACCAAACCCAGAGTCATCTATTTCTGTAGAACAGACCAGTTCCATAGCCCTTGAGGTGGATGGGAAGAGGGGTGTTCTTTCAAATGACATTGGGATAAGGAAGTATGATGCTACTGAGGACGTTCCAAGGACAGGCGACCCGTTTCTGTTCTTCGTTGCGGACGATGACGGCAACGGTGCGGCTATAGGTTTTTGGGATGGAACAGATATTCAGATAGTAATTTCAGTAACAATATAAGATAATGGCAAGAATAGTACCCATTAAAAATGACGACCTACGCTCTTTGATTGCTCTTGAGGGCAGACCTGTAAACCTCAGCGTTGGCTTGGAGGGGGATGGTTCTTCTCTACAGGCGACAGGAACTACAAGTGCAAGTCTCAGCTACACCATAACAGCGGTATCGTCAGATACCAATGCAATAATTACTCTTGGCATTCCTGACTCAAATCTACAGGTTGGAGACTCTATTACTATATCAGGAGCTACGGGTGGAGGGTACACAGGACTGAATGGTAGCAGGGAGATTGTCTCTGTAATATCTGACAATAAGTTTTCTATAAATGTAAATAGCTCAGGATATTCTGGAGCTTACGATGCTGACTCAGCTACATTGGAATTTAGCCATATAAGTCCTACATATAGCAGTATTAGTACAAGTAGTATTGACATAGATGTGGGACGGGCTGTGGCAGTCACTTCCATTACTATCACATCTAATGTCAAGGGAAGGGTGACGGGAGTGATTGCTCAGAATGCTATTGGTGATTGGATTGGACTGTCCAATCAAGATGAGTTTTCATTGGCTGTCGGTGAGGGTGGCACATCTACGCTGAATCTTGATGGATTGGTGCTTGGCTCTGGTTCAAGAGTTTCATTGACATTTACGCCCTACTCTCAGTCTGGTCAGACAAACCCAGATATTGGAATGCACATAAACGGTATTGAGTTTACAGCAGACTTTAACTTCAATGCCAAGAAAAAATTATTGTACTGTGGTGACTCTATTTCTTGGAGCTTGGTAGGCAACTGGAGACCTCATGACATGGGTTACAACTACTCTGGAAACCGCAGGGAGAGTATCAACCCATACCCAAGTTATTTTGGGGATGAGCTTGCTGCGTTTAGGCTTGTGAACGCCCTGAGGAGTCAAGAAGACCCTGAGAGTATACGCCTTGTTAATAAGGGTTTTGGTGGTTCTAAGCTTGCTACAGACCAGTGGTTTGCATCGAGGTCTGGAATGTACACAATGGACTGGAACATGATGGTGATGCAAGCGGGTATTAATGATGCCACAGAAGTGCAGACACCATTAAGGCAGCTTACAATGGGGCAGAGGATACAGGACATGGTAAGCAAAAGGAACGAGGACGGTCGCAAGGACTATCCTATGGTATTCTGTACACCTCCTATTGCTGATGATAAGTATGATGGATTAGATAGTAGGGTTTGTTTAGATGTAAGACGACCTCTTAACACAGGTGAAAGTTATGATGCAGAATTTAATCAAGAGGATAATAATTTAAGGTCTACCCCAAATGTTAATAACGTAGATTTAACAGGGGTAACTGGTAATAGTTGGTGTAGGATATATGGTCAGAAATCTGTAGCTTATACTGTCAATGCTGTTAGTAGTGCTTCTAACGCAGTATTGACTATTCCTGATGGTCAGGCTACAACCTTGTTTGCTGTGAATGATACGGTTACTATAACTGGGGCGCAAGGCTCTGGATATACAGCTATGAACGACACGCACACCATAACGGCTATTAATAGTGACACAGAGATTGAGATAGATTTCGATAGCTCAGGTCTTGGAGCTACTTACGTTGCTGATTCGGCAAGAGTAACTTTTAATAGCACAACCACTATTTCAGGAGGTGCTGCAGGTCAGGTGTATAGGTTTGATTTTGATACTGACTGCACTCTATTAACGGGCGTTCATTTGAGCAATCCTTTAAACACTAACTCTTTCATTAGAACTTGGGAATCTCAACTTAATTTAGATGAATATCCTATAAATAGAAATGGACAGTTAAGTGTTGACGCTAATACAGTTCTTTACCTTCGTTGCGTTACTCCTGATGAAGAGTATGAAGAGTTAGATAGAGCAAGAATCATTGGCTCTTTACTAGCTGATGATGCCACTTCTTTTGATGCAGAAAATGGTTCTGTAAAACACTTTATAACTGGAACAAATTCACAAGCAACAGAGATACTTAATCCTGTAATATCTGGTATAAGTAGTTCGGCTAGAATAAACAATGCTCTAGCTAGTAGGAATATAGCTCAGTTTAATTGCGTGCTGAACATAAGTGATTTTGACCTACCCGTAAAATCAAATGTTGATAATAATGACTTGTGGATTAAGGTAGAGGGAATGACTAACGACACTGTTAACGTGGCAGGTTCTATTAGTTGGTCTAATGTAAATGGATTCTATCAAGTACAGAATTACAATACAGATGGCTCTGGAAATAACATTATTAATGTTCAAGTTCTACTTGACACTAGAGATGCTGCAAAAAGGCAATTCAGTCAAACTGGAAGCGATTCAACTAATTATGGTCTCACTATATCTGGAATGTCTCTTGCGTCTAGTTGCGTTGTTACGTTAGCATCACCTATTGATAAGGGTGTAGGAGATATTATAACTATTAGAGGTGCTACGGGTGGTGATTTTGAAGATAATGCTAATGGTGATTTTGAAATAACTGCTGTTAACTCTTCTACTGAAATAGTAATAGACTTGGATAGTTCTGGGTTCTCAGGGGCTTACACAGCTGACTCAGGTAGAGTTGTAGAAGGTACTATTACCATTTTTAATAGTAGGTCTTATATAGCTCAATTTGAAGCTAACACTAACAACACTCCCTCTAACTGTTCTTTCTTTGAAAATGGGGATAATGTAGTAGATGGTGGTTACACTATTAGGGTTCAGATGAAAGAGGATACCCCAAGTCCTTACAATCTAACTTACGATGCTACTACTGGTAAGGTGAAGGCTATATGTTTCTCTGTGTATCAGCAGGGTAATGTTATCTTCATGAATGAGATAGCTAGTGGTGATGTAGTTCCTACAGGTAAGGTGGTGGGTAATGCTACTACTTCAGGGTTCTGGGAACAAGAGGATGTTGGTAAGACTAGACTACAAACTGTAAGAGAAACTATCAGGTCAACTGTAAATGCTTATGCTGATTCAGCCAATGTTCATCTAGTAGACTTGTATGACATTGATGATTTAGCTGCTGGAGATATAGGTACTGGAGGAACACCTGCTACTACAGAAACAACAGGTGGTAGACTCATCTATGGTGAAGCGAACTATAAGGCAGATACAAGTAGTAGTGCTGCTTCTAGGTTGCTTATCAATGACCCTATTGAAGACCCAATATTCAAAGCTACTGGAGACTCAGGAATCAATGAGAGAGTTATGGGAAAAAGACTGCATAGGTCTCCGAAGGGTCATGAAG